CTTTCCAAGTATCGCCAGCAATATAATGCTGACGAACTCATTGAGATTGTGTACGCCTTCCAGCGTCTCATTGACCCAGAAGACGGTAGCGAAGGTATCTATCGCACCATCATGCACCCCAAGTTCACGGGCGCGGCTGATGTGCAAGCCTACGCCAAATTTGAATTGCTGAACGGGTACAACGACTACCCATTTGTTGTAACCCGTTTGAGCAATGATTCTAAGCGGATGTATGACATCCAGACGTTCCCTGAGATTTTGCGTGGCTATCAGGACAGCGTTAAGACCGAGCGCGACAGCCGTACAGACCGTAATAGCATGGCTACGCTGCCTCCCATCATGCACCCCGTGGGCAACCCCCCAGCGGACTGGGGGCCAGGTCGTTTCGTTCCCTATCGCCGTGCGGGTGAGTTCTCGTTTGGCCCTGTTCCGCAATACAATCCAGGTAGCGTTGAAATGGAGAAGACGATGCTTCTCGCGGCTGATGACCTTGTTGGTCTCAATCCCGCCAATCCGCTCACCTCGATTCGCCAACAGTTTTTTGTTTCAAAGTTCCTCAATCACGCCCGTGATGTTCTGAAGATGGCATTCAAATGCTATCAGCGCTTCGGCCCAGATGAGGTTTTCTTCCGTGTTACAGGTGTTGCCGATCCAATGAAGTATAACAAGGGCAACCCTGACGAGGACTTTGATATCACCGTTAGCTTTGACATTCTGAACAACGATCCTGATACTCAGGAAGCTCGTATGCAGCAGTTCGTTAGCTTGATGCAACTGGACAAGAATGGCCGCATCAATGCCGATGCCCTCCTAGAAGCTATGGCTTCGTCAATTGATCCCGTTATGGCCGATGCCATCTTGCAGCCAGCCGAGCAAGCCCAGCAGCAAGTGGTCAAGCAAGTCACGGAAGACCTTTCCAAGATTTATGCTGGCATTGAGGTGGGTGCTCGTCCTAACGGCGCTCAAATCGCCATGCAGGTGCTTCAGCAGTATGCCCAACAGCCTGATGTGGCTCAACGCCTCCAACAAGATGAGAGCTTCCGCACTCGCCTTGAGAAGTACGTCAACCAATATCAATTTGCTTTACAGCAGATGCAGAACGCTCAGATTGGCAAGCTAGGCACAGCCCCAGCGCAGATGGGTGAAATGAATACGCAGGGAATGCAGCAACAATAATTTATGGCACTATTCGGAAACTCGCGTCATCCGCTCCAGCAACAGCTAGACTATCTGGCTGATAAAGAACAGTTCTTAGACTTTCTTGACTATGTAGCGGCAGGCCGCGAAGCAGCTATTGCCCAGCTTCATCGGGCAAACGAAGGTCGTATCCGTGAGATTAGTGGGCGCATTCAAGCGTTGGATGAAATCCTGACGACTTGCAACTACATGGCCCTGTCCGCAAAACGTATCAAGCGACTCTGACATTATTCTGCGAGGTGTTACAATAAAGCCTCGCAATTCTTAGCGGCGTAAAGGCTAAGGAAAAATAATGTCAACAGAAGTCCAAACGGCTAACGCTGGAGCCGCCCAAAAACCAGTGAATACATCCAACATATCTGCGAGTAATTTTGTTACTCAAAGGTATAAAGCCCAAATGGAGGCTGCTAAGGCGCAAAAATCGCCCCCGCCACCCCCAGTTGAGGAGAAGCCAATTCCTGAGCCAGAAGCTGCGGAACCTACTGAACAGCATCAAGAGCCTGTTCAAGAAAGCCCACAAGCCGATGTTCAAGAAGAAGCCAAAGTTCTTTCTAAGGACGTTGAGATAGAAAACATGAGTGAAGCGGAGCTTAAAGAGCTGGCGTCTAAACTCGGAAGCAAAGCTGTCGCTCGATTCGGTGAACTCACCGCCAAGCGCCGCGCTGCTGAAGAGCAACTAGCCCAACTCCAAGCTGAACTCGCCCGCCGCGACGAGAAGCCACTTGAAGCTAAAGTGGTAAATAACCCATATTCAGACCTCGCTACACCAGAAGACTTGCAAGCCAAGTTTACTCAAGTGAACGAAGTCATTGAATGGGGTGAAAACATTCTCGACCGAAGTGAAGACCTTGCTGCTGACGACGTTGTTGCTAACGTCGATGGCAAGGAATACACTAAGCGCGAAATCAAGGAAAAGACACGGGAAGCTCGCAAAGCGCGAGATACCTATCTTCCAGCTCAACATAAGGAAATTAAACTGGCTCAAGACCGCACGGTTTTGCGTCAAGCCCTTATTGAGCGTTCCAAATCGGAACTTCCTTGGATGCAAGGCGACGACAACGACATCCGTAAGCAATACGAGTCTATGATGAGTGATGAGCGACTGAAGGGTTTAGAGAAGGCTCTACCTGACTTGGCTCCACAAATCCCGTATCTCCTAGCTCATGCGGCTAACAGTTTGTATGCTCGTAAACCAGTGGACATTAAACCGTCTGTAAAACTGGCTCCGAACAGCCCGATTGTTAACCAGTCTGCCGACTCCCTCAAGCCTGAAGTTCGCCAGAACAAGGCTTTGAAAGACCTCAGCGAACGATTTGGAAAATCGTCTAGCTATAAGGACTTCATGAAACTTCGTGCTCTTCAACATACTAAATCTTAATTATCATGGCCTTTTCAAACACCTATTCGACAACTAATCCGGGTTCCGCTGTTTCTAACCGCGAAGACCTCACAGACGTTCTGACGATCCTCGCGCCAGAAGAAACCCCCATCACATCGCTCGCCAAAAAGAGCAAAGCTACTGCCACTTTCAATGAGTGGACGGTCGATACCCTCGCTTCCCCAGTTACTGCTGGCGTTCGTGAAGGTCAAGACATCTCGTCCTTTACGGACAAATTCTCTGGCCGCGCCCGTCTCGGCAACTACATCCAACTGTTCCAAAAGAACTACATGGTGTCGCAATTGCAAGACGCCGTCGAGTCCGTTGGCCCAGCGAAGATTGCTGAAGCCGAAGCGAAAGCCATCCGCGAAATGAAGCGCGACATCGAAGCCACTGTTGCTGGTACGCAAGACCGTGCTGTGGAAGATGGTAGCACAACGGCCTATGCCCTCCGTGGCCTTGGCAATTGGCTCTCGTCCAGCGGCCCAGCCGACGTTCCATCGACCTATCGCACACCTGCTGCGTCGATCAACGGTAGCGGCACCGCCCTCACTGAGTCCGTGTTCAACGGCCTCGTTGCCTCCATCTTCTCGCAGACAGGCACCGTGGACGCCCTCACGCTCGTTGCTGGCACGACCCTCCGTCGCACCATCTCTGGCTTTGCCCGTTCTGACGGCAACTCCAGCGAGAACGTGTTCCATGTCAACCAGATGGCGACTGACAAAGAGATTACCCTCTCGGTCAACACCTACGACAGCGATTTCGGTCTTATCACCGTCATCAACGGCAACCCAGCTTGTATGCCTTCCGCGACAACTGGTTACTTGATTAACCCCGACTACATCGGTATTGCTGAGCTGATGAGCATCGGTAGCACCCGCCTTCCAAATCAAGGCGGTGGCGAACGTGGCTTCATTGACGCTGCGCTCACCCTCCAGGTTCACTCGCCTCTTGCCCACGGCAAGATCACGGCTATTGCCTAATCGGTAGTTAGCTAAACCCCCCAAGGCTTGTGTGGTATAATCCGCGCAAGCCTTTTTTATGGAAATTATTACCAAATTGCCTCGGAGTTCCAATGGTGACGCTGACCGAGCGTTAATCAATGAACTTCGTTATGGCGTAAAATTAAAAGAGGCTTGGGAAAACGAACGCGAGAAGATTTGCGCCCAACACGCTGAGAAGATCAAGAACGCCCAGAAAGACGCTTTTAAGAGCCTTCGGTGTGTAGCCGTCACTCCAGGATGGGAATGGTTCAATATGCGTAATAAGTACGGCGGAGAGGCTATGCGTGACCGTGGCTTTATGAAAGACTTCCAAAAACGCTTTCCCCATCTCAGCCCCAATAAAATCTAATGGCTAACGCAACATACACAGACTTTCTTAATAGGGTTAAAGGGCTTTCGGGTGTATTTACTCCTAGCGCCGATCAACTTACATACTTCGTCCATTTGCTCAATCGTAGGGCAAACATGGCGTATGAAGCAACAGACTATTGGCCCCGCTACCTCGTTGCGGGTGAGCTTCGTAGCCTATACACAACCACAGTGAATGCTGGATCGTTTGTTGTTGGAACAACTTACACCATTCTTTCGGCAGGAAACACCAACTTTGTTTCTATTGGCGCGGCCTCTAACACAGTTGGAGTGGTCTTTGTAGCCACAGGCGCAGGCACGGGAACAGGAACAGCTACGCTTAACAGCAACATCGTTCCCTTCACCCAAGCGGGCAAATCCGACATTGATACGTTTCTTCGCATACACAAGACCTACCAGCCGTTCTACCTCTATTCTGCGGTTGAGCTTGAGTATTACGTCAATGCTGACGGCGCTCACCTAGTCGGTGATACGGCCCCTTCTACTAACACCTACGTTACCTACAAGATGGTTTGGGACGGCCCATATACCAATGCTAGCACGAACATTCCTGGTGAATGGCTTGACCATTTGGCCCATGCTGTCTATGCAGATTACCTTCGCCAAGATGGTCAAAACGAGAAAGCAATTGCGGAAGAAAACATCGCAAAAGGCATTCTTGATGACCAACTTCAAAAAACTGATGTTTCCCGCGCAACTGGTATGATGGCCCATCGTATCTCAACCCATAATTCCCGCTCCTTCCGCCGATGAATAGCTTTGTTGTTAATCTCTATCCTAAACCCAATGGTACAGCCGCTAGTCAAAATCTGACGGTAGCTGGAACAGCCGTACAATTTGACCCAGCCACCTTTGACTTCAAGACCAATGCGTTCTTTGTCACGGTGCACGCCGCTGCGATTATTGTCACCTTTGACGGCACGACGCCCACGGCGTCCAATGGTCATGTCCTTCCTAATGCTTGGTATGGCTGGTGGAGCAAGGATGC